ACATATGGGAATGGGGAAAGATGCAAGATGGAGCAAGTTTAATTCCAGTCGAAAAGAAACAGCTTATCTTAACATTGCTGCCAAGAACGGAAGGTAAATTTTCCAGAGTAGGTTTGACTGTAAATAAAATGCGGTATAAGAATATGGATTATACTGAAAAATATTTATCGGGTGGCACAGTTATGGTTGCTTATAATCCTGATGATGTTTCTCACGTTTGGCTTGTAGAGAATGGCTCTTATATCAATTTTGAGCTTATAGAAAGCCGATACAGGGATAAAAGTCTGTTAGAGGTAGAATCATTGCAGACAGAACAAAAAGAGCTTGTCAAGGCTTTTTCAGATGCAAATACACAGGCACAGATAGACCTTGCCAACTTTATTGAAACGATTGCTTCTACTGCTGCCAGTGAAGGCAATACAAGCATAAAGGGAATAAGGAGTAATCGAAAGAGGGAACAGGCAAAGACGCATATTGATTTCATGGGGAAAGTAGGTGATACAGATGAATGATTCGCTCAATGCATTTGCAGGTATGCCCTCAATGTTGTCAGGACAAGACTTGGTTTCGACATTATCTATATTTCCAGAATATAGGGATTCTATCAGAAATGAGAATCAAGCGGTAAGGTTAATGGCATTATCAGACTTGTACAGGTTGTATATTCCTTCCCAAATGAGTATAGAGATATATTCATCTATGTACCTTGCCTTATTACGTTCCATGCAAAAGAAAGTTACAAAGACAGCTATTAGGCAACAGTATCAAAATCACAGGGCAATCCAGAATCAGGCATACAGAGGTATCATGGGGGGTGCTGATTCATTTACCATTATTGGAGATTCAGGAATAGGAAAGACAAGTGCCATAAGCAGAGCTGTAGACTTGATTACAGAGAACCGTGTAATTGATTTGGATAATCCATATACAAATGTAATACCCATTTTGAATGTTCAATGTCCGTGGGATTCATCAATAAAACAACTGCTTTTAGAGGTTCTCCGTAAAGTGGATGAAACAATAGAAAGCAGCTATTATCACTATGCGTTAAAGTCCAGAGCAACGACAGATAACCTGATAGGAAGCGTGTCACAGGTGGCTTTGAATCATATTGGTATTTTGGTGATTGACGAAATCCAGAATATTGTCAATTCTAAAAATGGAAAACGCTTTATTGCGATGCTGCTTCAACTAATAAATAATTCAGGGATAAGTTTATGTTTGATAGGTGTACCTGATTGTATTCCGTTTTTTGAACAGACATTTCAATTGTCAAGAAGATTGGTAGGTCTACAATATAGCACAATGCCTTTTGATGCTTATTTTGAATCATTTTGTAAGGTGATATTTAGTTACCAGTATGTGCAGCAGAAATCAGAGATAACTCCTGCAATTATAGAATTTCTTTATGAACATTCTGCTGGTGTAGTGTCGGTTGTAGTGTCTTTAATTCATGATGCACAGGAAATAGGGATTCTTTCAGGTAAGGAAGCACTGAATCTGGATACGCTGAATCAGGCATATAAACAAAGATTATCATTGCTGCATGGATATATACAACCGACTGTTTCACACGGAGGGAATACTTCTAAAAGAAAGAAGAAAAGTCCTGCTGCCAGTATTGTAGATAATGAGAGTATAATTCAAGATAATACATTCACCATAAAAGAACTTGTGGCAAAAGCTAAAGCTGAAAATCTGGACATAGTATCATTGTTAAAAGAACACTTTGCTGTTGTGGAGGTATCAGTATGATTGTACAGTTCCCCTCATTTTATCCAGATGAATTAGTATATAGTCTTTTGGCAAGGTATTATGTAAAATCAGGCTATATGAGATATACCTTTGCTGCACAGGATTTGTTTGCATCAAAGACAGTCAGACCAAATATAGAGTTTGTGAATCAATATACTCCTGCTGCCTGTGAAATATTAACAAAGAATCTGCCAATAGAATATATCATCGAAAAGCATACCATGTTTCCTTTCTATGGCAGATTTATAAAGCAGGACAGGAAACAGAAAGCCTTTGAATCATTGTGCGGTATGAAAGGTAATTACTATAATCTGCTCCCGATGCAGAAAAGTAAGGATGGGAAAGAAAGGCATTTAAGATATTGTCCTATTTGTGTGTCCGAGGACAGGGAGCGGTTCGGGGAGAGTTATTGGCATAGATTACACCAGCTACAAGGGATGAACTGTTGCTCTATCCATAAATGTAGATTAATTGATAGTTCAATCGTAATAAGCGGAAAGGGTAGTCCAAAACTGGTAACTGCTGAAGAAATGATACCATCTGAATCAAAGATAAATGTAGTGGATAATGTAATGGAAATTAAGCTGGCAGATTATATGGCAAGAATATTTCAGGCTGATATGGATATGAAATCAGAAGTTACGATAGGGGCATATCTCCATAGCAAAATGCCAGTGAACAAATATCGCTCCATACGTGGGGAGCAGAGGAATATGGCATTGTTCCATTCTGATTTCATGGAATACTATAAAGAGTTGGAACAGAATCATTTTACAGAGATATGGCAGATTCAGAAGGTATTCACAGACCAAAGAGCAAATTTTAATGAGGTATGTATGATTGCCTTATTTCTTGAAATAGCAGCGGATGAGCTTGTAAAACCAGCATTACCAGAAACAAGTGATGAAGAAGCATTTGATGAGCGTGTAAAGGAATTGCACAATCAAGGCTTAAAATATCCTGAAATTGCTAAATTATTGGGAGCATCATATAATGTAGTGAAGCCAGTGGGTGAAGAGCGGTATGGCAATAAGATAGGGAGAAAACATAATAAGGGCGGTTGTCAGAAAAAGGATTGGAATAGTATAGATATTCAAACATTGCCAATGGTAACTGCTGCAATAAAAGATTTACAAGGCAGTAGGATTACAAGACCAAAGAAAATAACTGTATATGCAGTTGCAAGACAGATGAATGTGCATAGCAAGTATTTTGATAATCTTCCATTGTGCAAACAGGAGATATTAGAGCATTATGAAAGTCAGGAGGAATATTGGGCGAGAGAAGTTGTATGGGCGGTTCAAAAGATTCTGTCGGAAGGTCAACCGCTGAATTGGAAACATATACGGAATCTAACAAATATGAGGAATGAGAATTTTCAGGAGTGTAAGCCATATCTGGAGATGTATCTGGATGATGAGATGGGAGGGAGGATAAGGGAAGTGCTGTAACTGGTGTAAATATAATTGATTGGATAACTGTTTTTTGTTATACTTACAAAATGAGAAGAACCCACAAAATTAATTGAAGTGAAAGGAGGAAGGTAGTTTGAATGAATTATTACCTGCATTTGAACATTCGCTATTTGATACATCTATTGCTGATATTGGAATTGAGTTTTCAGAATTGGGGATTGATTCTATTCTTTCAGATGGTATCTTAAAAGATATACCGATAGTAAGCACTATTATCGGATTTGGTAAATTTGCACAAAATATTCATGATAGAAACTTAATGAAGCAAACTTTGGCATTTATCAATGAATTTAATAGAGGTTCGATTAATCCTCAAAAAAAAGAGAGATACATTATGGAGATTAGAGAAAATCCTAAAAAACTGGAAGAAGAATTAGGACGTGTTTTGGTGCTTTTGAATAAAAATGTTGATATAATTAAGTCAAAATTTGAAGCTCGGTTTTATTCTGCTTATGTAGATGAAAAAATAGACTGGGATAGGTTTTGTGAGCTTTCAGATATTACAGATAGGCTGTTTTTTTCTGACATTAGCAACTTGAAAAAGGCATATGAAAGTCATGGAGTTAGGGATGTTGCAGATATTTCTTATAAGCATGACCGTTTGATTTCTGTTGGATTGCTTGTAAATCAGGCACGAATTTCAGGGGGATTGCATATGAAGTTTGTAGATAGTAATGAACAGCAGGTTTATATACGATTAACAGATGTAGGAAACTTATTTTGCGATTTAGCATTTGAAGGAGCATAGTGTAACACTATAAATATTCTAATATTAAATTAACTTACAGAAAGATTAAACAAAGGGCAGCAGTTAATGGTATAGAATCGACTGCTGCCCCTTAGTGCGTTCAGATTTGGCTCATATACTTAGATTTTGACCGTGATTATATACTAATATCCTATAATGGGAAAGAAAATAAAATAATAATTTTAAGCGTAATTTGAGCTACTCGCTATCGGTATTATCGTCTAATAATTCATCACAAGTTACATGAAGGACTTCTGAAAGTGCCTTTAGTTCTATGTCGGTTACAAATCGTTTACCAGATTCAATTCTTTGGATGGCATTTTTATCAATATCTAATCCCTTAATTTGTAGCATATCAGCCAGTTTCCTTTGAGATGTTTTTTCAGGAAGATGTTGGCGTAATTGTTTTATCTTATTTCCGCAAATATTATTACGTCCGTTTGCGTATTTGTTTTTATACATTGCTATCACCCCACAAATTGACATTCACTGGTTGTCATTTGTTAAAGTATATGATAGAATGGTAAATATATTGACATTCACTGAATGTCAATCAAAAAATCATACGGAAATTCTTTGCATTGCAAATGGTAATAATGGTATGAGAAGAAATTAGATTATAAAAAGAAGATAATGTATAAATGCAGAAGAGTAAATTGTAAATTATAATGGCAATATAGGTTCTATAATTTTTGGTCAGTATCAGAAGGGATATATTGTGCAATCTCTTCCAGTTTACAGTTTAAAATACGACATAAATCATTTAGAGTTGTGGTATTCATTGGTTTATTTTTGCGGAGTTTATCAATAGTGGCACTGGAGATATGGTGTCTGTTTATTAATGTATATGTAGTTTCTGTAGATTTTTTCAATGTATTCCAAAATGGACTGTAATCTATCATAGCTCGGTTTGCTCCTTAATTGATATTATTCATATTAAGGTATGGTTCTATACTTGACTATGGTTACTAAGATGACTATAATTTAGGATAAAAGCTGATATGTATTACCAATATTAAAAACGAGGGTAAAATATACAAATGGGTAAAACAGAATTTGTGGACAGGCTTTTTGATACTATAAATGAATCAGATAGTTTGCCAATCCAAGATATTGTTACGGATGTAGCAGAGAATATTATAAAAGTGTATCTGACGGATGGAAGTGTGTTTCAAATTCAATGTATGGGTACTGGCTATTGGTGGCTGCTTTTTAGTTGAACTGAAAAATGGGTGTTGTAGTTAATGGATGAATTAGGTAAATGGGAGATATTAATAATACTTGCATATATGATAATGCAAGTTGTAGGTTGGATTTGGTTAGCTATTGATACTGTAAGTTCATTGATTGAATGTAAAAAATGTGTTCGGAGAAAAAACTGTGAATTTTTGATATTCTCTGAATACTGTCCGAAGCGGTATTGTATGAGTGAAGAAGAAAGAGAGGAACTTCGGGAAAAGATTAAGGAATTGGATTGATTAAGGAAAACAGTTATTTATTAAAAGAGCAGGAGGTATTGGATGTGAAAAAGAAGATGGTAATATCGTTTGGAAGTGTTGTATTAATGGTATCCGCTTTATGTGGGTGTGGGAGCAGTAATAGGGAGCGTGATGCATGGGTATGTGCGCAAAATATAGTAAAAGAAGAACTGAAATCACCATCGACTGCTGATTTCTGCTCTTACCCTGATGCGAGTGTTACGGATATAGGTAATGAAAGATATGTGGTTAAAGGTTATGTAGATGCTGAAAATTCGTTTGGAGCAGAAATTAGAACAGATTTTACAGTGACATTGACTTTGACAAAGAGTGGATATAAAGATGAATCTTGTGAAATAGATAACAACTTAACAGAAGATACATCATCAGATATGGATTTCCATTATTGCATAGTAGATAGGTGTACGGAATATGGAGCAAATAGAATTACGGGAATTTCAGGAGAAACAGAATATTATTGTAATAAGCATTATCAAGAAATTCAAGATAAGAAAGAAAAAATGCTTGATGATTAAATGCTTGAATATTTTATTATAGGAATATTCATACCAAACTATTTGATTTATAGCAAATAAAATGAAAGTGAGGATTAATGAAGAAAACCAACAGACAAATGAAAGTATATGCTCAATCAGGGTATCGCTACAAACCAACACCAACTATTACACTAAAGGGAGCATGGTTGGAAGAATGGGGATTTATGATAGATACGCCTGTAATTGTACAGTGTGAGAATGGAAAGCTGACCATCATAAAGCAGGAATCAGAAGAAGGGAACAGCATGGATGAGGACTGTTCCCTGTAAAAAAGAAATATAGAATGTATGTTATTTTTTGCTTTCTTGTAATATGTGTATCATTTGTTCAACAACAGATATTTGTTCATCTGTTAGACTTGATACATCCAGTGTTCGGGCAGAGTTCATTTCCAAAAGATAATCTGTGGAAACATGGAAATATCGGGCAGCAGCCTTTAATATATCTACAGAGGGAAATCTGCTGTTTGATTCGTACAGACTGATAGTTGCTTTATGTACATTCAATATATTAGCAAGCTGCTTTTGAGATAAACTCCTTTGGGTACGAAGCTCCTTTATTTTTTCTCCAAACATTATGAAAAACTCCTTTCTTTATGATAGATGATGGTGTTATTGTACCAGTATCATTTGAAATGAAAGAAAATAGGCACTTTACAGGTGTAATAGCTTGTAAGGTGTCTATTTGTTATGTTCGGATTACCAACTGACAACCAGTTTTCTTTATAATCTTTCATTGTCATTGGCAATGAGCAGGAAAATAGAAAGTGAGGTTATCTTAAATGGAAAGAAAAAGAAAAAAAGAGAATAGGCGTAGTCATATGAGAAACAGGCTGCTGTGTTATTTGCTGTCTGGAGCATTGGCATTGACTAATTTAGCGATTATGCCAACATTAACAGTAAGTGCAGCGGGATTGTCGGAACAGGACAATGGAAATCAGGAAGAATTGCAGCCAAATGTTGTAGTAAGTAACTATGATGAATTGGTACAGGCTATTGATGAATCGGAGAATGGCGATATAATAGGAATTGATAGGATAATTAGTATTTGTAATGATGAAGATTATTTGGGTGCAGCAGACAAACATATTACTATTCTTAAAATGTCTTATAATGCATATTTTGAAATTGCTCAATCAGTCAGACTTACAATAAGAAATTTGACATTTGATGGCAATAGGAGCAAATTTAATACAAGAAATACTAATCCAATGCTGTCTGCTAATAGCAATATCATATTTCAAAACGTAATTATACAGAATTGTTATTCTCAATCGGGTGGAGCAGGATTGTGTGTATATAGTGGCGTGATTAATACACATAATTGCATTTTCAGAGATAATCATGCGATAGATGGTGGACATATTAAAGTGTTTAATACATCTACCGTAAATATCAGGAACACTGAATTGACTAAGGGTGAAGCTAATAGTGATGGTGGGGCTATCTATATAAGTGGTGAAACAGCAACGGTTAATTTTATTAATTCTAAAATATATGGAAATCAGGCTACAGGAGTTGGAGGTGGAATTAAAAATAATGGAAAAACATTTTTAAAAGATACTATTATTTATGGCAATACTGCTGACTGTGGCGCAGATATAGCAAATACTATGTATGCGAAATTTCAGATTGAAGAAATGGATAAGTTGGTTAAAATATATGAATCTGCAAGTTTATTGCCTAAATCATGGATTGTAGATTTTGATACTGACAACAGGATGCCACCTCATTTAATAGATTTATCACAGGAATATGCATTGGTTAAATTGGATTACGAAGAGATTCCTGAAGGGGAAAAGCCAGATGATAAAACAGATGATATACAAGATACAGGAGATTCTTCTGTAAATGGAGAATCAAAAGGTGATGGCAACAAAGAAGATAATAATGGGAGTAATCCTGCTGCCGATAACAAAGATAATACAGATGAAAACAATACAGATGATTCTAATTCAGGACAGGGAAATTCAGAGGAAGGTACTGCTGCTGCCGATTCAGAAAAGGAAAATGACAACAAAGGAAATGACAGCATAGGAAATAATGAAAATCAAGAGAATCAGGAAGATAATAATGAAAATCAGAGTAATCAAGACAGTTTAGGTAACGATGAAAATAAAGATGGCAGCAGTTCTGATTCAAATTTGAATGGTGCTGAAAATCCCAATAACAATATGCCTTATACTTCTACTGAAAATGGCAATCAGACAAGCAATCCAAGTATTGAAAAGCCAAACACAGATAATAATGGTTCTTCATCGGGTTCAACAACACCATCATCAGAGGGAAATAAACAACCTGATAGCATTGTAAATAATGGAAATCAGGGCGGTTCTTCTGTTGGTAATAATGGTAACAATAGCAGTAATAATAATCAGAATCAACCTAATAAGCCTGTTTCTGGTGCTGTAAATAGTACAACAAATGGTAATGCATCTGATAATACAAATGGCGGTTCGGGCAGCAGTTTAGGAAATGGTAATGTCAGTGATAACACATCCCAAAGCGGAGAAAATGTACCAGCCAAACCAGAAAATAATCAGGGTAATAATTCAGGTTCTTCAGATAATGGGGGAACTGCTGCCATTACTGATAATACTCAAATTTCTGTTTCCGATAATAATACTGGTAGTTCAGATAACAAAAATGTTGTCAAGAAGAAAAAAGCCATTAAGAAGTTGACTGTAATTGCTAAGAGAGGAAAGGGTAAAATCTCTGGCAAAACGATAAAAAAGGCTGCAATCAAAATCAGAATCAGTAAAAAGACTTATAAAAGTAAATCTAATGCAAAAGGCAAATTTACAATTAAGTTGAAAGGAAAAGCAAAGTTGAAAAAAGGTCAGAAAGTCAAAATTACTGTTTCAAAGAAAGGTTATAAGAATAAAAGCAAGACAATTAAGGTTAAATAAAGCGATTTGGGTATATCAAATATTTAGAAATGTAAAATCCCTCTCTATACTATGATAGTGTAGTGGGGGATTTTTTGACTATACATAACTGTGAAATGGGGCGGTATATGTAAGCAAAACTAAAAGTTATTTCTAAGTCCTGAAAAAATCGGTTAGGAAGAGATGAACCCCACGTTAGCTGCGGTCGAACACATTTTCACTTTTTAAATGTAATATACCCCCTATGCATTGAATGTGATAATACATAATTTTTTCACATTCAAACCGAACACATTTTCGATAATAAAACCGAACGTATTTTCTTTTTATCCTTTTTTTGCTGCCTGTTTTCAGTTCTGCTATTCTGGTATAGCATAAACAAAATACAATTCTTTTCGATTGCAGTAGCTCTAAACTTTTCAGAACACAAGCGAAACATATAAGTACAAATATAATCCCTTAAACAAATACTTTTTCTTTCCAGTTCTTGCAATACTTTTCTATTCCATATCTATTCCAACAGCCACATACCAACAAAAACACTCTAAAAACCTTTAAAAATCTCATAAAATCAATACTTTTTCGCAATTTTTCCGCACGTTTCAAACAAAACAACTTCTATATAATGCAAAAAATACGCTTTTTACTTTTTCATGCTAACTTGAAACGTCTTTCTTCTATGTAATGCGAAAAAATAAAACATGGGTACATGCAAAATGCACAAAAACATGGGTACATGTTTGTGCAAAATGTCAATAGACATGTACCCATGTTTTTGATATTATAATCCCAACAACAAAACAACGCAACACAAACACAACGAAGCACGAAGCACTAAACGGTTAAGGCGTTGCAAACTCCGAAAAGTGATAAATGCAGCAGTTGAAAAAGTGATAGCAATGTTTTGTTAAGCAACTATAAACATTCACACACGAAACTGAAAACAAGTCAACCTGTACATAACCTGTACTTGTATGTACCTTGACAATTAAATATAGCGTTTATCTTTTTCCTTTATCTTTTTACCAACTAATAAGGGGTAACAGTTACAAACTAATTTCCCTTATTAGGTAATGCAGCCACTATAAAGTGAGTGTCACAAGCCACGAAAACAGACAACATAAAGCCTGAAAATGCAGAGTGAAAACAGGTAAAAAGAAAACAAATTCAATATAAAAAAGGAAGGTAGATATTATGACAAACACAATGACAGTTTACAATGATTCTTTTTATGGACACAAAATCAGCGAATACGGTTTACAGAATGGTTATATAGACTATGCCACACTTGCAAAATCGTTTGATGCAGTTCTAAACAATGACATCATATCCAAAACACAAGAAATAGGTTATTGGGAATGTGTCAACGGAACGGAATACGATGAGGAATCAGAAAATTACTATGATATTTTCCAGTATTATATCATCTCACAATCTGGTTTTGAAACATTGCAGCGATTGACAGATGAGATTGTATTCTACAATGAAGAGCTGGATATGTATGTGTGGGGCGTAACTCATTACGGCACAAGTTGGGATTATGTTCTGACTGACATTGCAATTAAAAGAGCTAACTAAACATTGAAAATACCACTGATGAGCAGGACACACGCTAATAAGCGTGTATGGTGAAACTCCAGCGAAACAAGGGCATTGCCCTTGTCTGGTAGAGAACAAACAATAAAAGTAAAGGAAGGTAGATATTATGAAATCAATGCATGAAAGATATGAGAATGTAACTCCAATGGGTACTATGGCATTTTGTAACACTTTTGGCATAGCAATTTTTGAACCTGATGAGGTTGACCGCTACAAAGATAACTGTGATTTAATTGCAGCATGGCACAATGGCGAACACTATTACAACTTTCATAAGCACATGATTCATTATACAGAATCAGGCAGAGCTTACATCCGTAAAGGCAGTTTACGCATTTATCTGGATGAGGTTTCAAGAATTGCATAGGAGGGTATCATGAAAGATTTTACAAAAATGAACAAACGCTATCTCCAACTACGGAGATGGCTTCCAATGAAACTTGCATACAAATTAACAATAATGCTGTAGGAGGTAGAACAATGTATTATGCATCAAAAGTTGAGGATGGCAGAATCAGAGTAGTAATGTATGGGCGTGTTGTGTTCATGACAGAAGCAGAATACGCACGTTGGGAATCTGCAATATCAATCAAAAGTGAATAAATACCACTGATGAGAAGTCCTGAAATGGCTCGAAACACGCTTTTATAGCGTGTCTGGTAGATAACAAATTTTAAGAAAAGGAAGGTAAACAATTATGAAAACTGGATGGTATTTTAACGTAGGTCAAAAAGAATATTTTGTGGAAACAACACAACAAAATAAGACAAAAAAGTTTGCCGAAAAGATTTTGCAGGCAATGAAGGCTGAAATATCGGAAGGCAACGTGCAGTACATTTTGTATAGTCTTATCAAGGCTAATTTGGAAATCAAACATTGTCCAGCGTGTCCAGATATGGGAATAGAAGCACACGACTATTATAATATCTTTGGAAAAAATTTCTCTGGATACGGCAGCGAAGATGTGAACGATGGAAAAACAATCATTCTGCAAGTTGCATAAAATCCTACCTGATGATGGCAAGTTGGCTACTTGCCGAAACTAGCGGAAAAATGTTCTGCTAGTCGTGGGAAGCCACACTGGAAAAAAGATAGATAAACGGAGGGAAAATTCTATGGAAAAAATCAAAATAGGTGATGCCGTGAATATAAATGGAAAAAATTTGTATTTGGCAGCAATGGACAGAATGACTGACAACGGAGAACCGTGTGTTTTTCTAGCGGAAAATCTGGAAAATAAAAATACCTATGGTAGATACTCTCAAAAGTTTTTAAGAAAACATGGTTATGTATTGGAAAAAACCATGAAGAAAATAAAAGAGTTGTGGGTAGAATTTGGAGAAATCCCGATGAATCCTGACACAGAATGTATCGAAGAGGAATGGCATGGTTTTCCTGCTGGAACTTTCCGTGAAGATATTTGGCATTGGTTTGAAGAAACTTTCAATGTAAGCGTTGCGGAAGATTTGATGGGATTATAAGTAAATTTTTGAATACATCCTACCTGATGAGTGCTGGATAGTAACCAGCCGAAACACAAGCGGAATTTTGTTTTCTACCTACCTTCTAACCGCTTGTGTCGTAGGAAACTAAAGATTGCCTACTGGAAAATTGGTAAAAGGAAAAAATGAATATTAGGAGGAAAAATTATGACGATAAAAAGCGAAATTTCTTTGGAAAATTTTCAAGCATGGAGCGGAGCTGTTAGTACACTTAACAGAATTATCAACGAAGGAAAGTGTAGTCAACTGGAATTTATGTTGGAAGAAATGTATCCAGATGGCATGACAGATACAGAACTGAATGATTTGTTATGGCATGATTCAGATACAGTTTTTGAATGGCTTGACATCCGCACATATGACCAGATTAAGGAAGAACTGGAAGAAAAGAAAGCAGAGCTGGAAGATTTACAGTCTGATTATGAATTTGATACCAGTGATGAAGATATGACAGCGGAAGAAAAGCAGGAAATTTACCATGCAGATTATGAAGATGATATGGAAGAATTAAAAGCGGAAATTGAAAAACTGGAAGAAGAGCTGGAAGATGCAGCGTAAAGGCAGAGTTTTCTCTGCCACTCTAATGCAGCTAATACAAGTCGCAAGCCTTGATGAGAAATGCAGAGCGGAGGAAAAATTAGGTAGGATATAAGGAGGATAATACTATGGGAAAAACGTACACACTGGAAGATTTGACAATGGAATCCGTAATGAAAGAAGCTACAGGAAATTGGAGCAATGATGTTTTCAGCAGTGAAAAGTGCTGGAATATCAACTATTCAGACATTCTTACATTCCTGATTCAAAAAGCTGGAACAATTTGTAAGAATTATGCAAGTGATTTGTTTATCAGTTGGAGCAGCTTGGAAAATAAAATGAAGCAGGATGGACAGGAATATGCTGGTGGAAAATATCTTTTCGGATTCAGAGAATCAGGCGTTGACCATGATGCCTATATACTTTCCAGACTGAATAATTATGGTGTGGAAGGATTAAAAAACGATGTCAAAGAGCTGTATGTGTTGGAAGTTTCTATAAAGAAATCGGACGTATATTACATGGGTGATGAGATAAAAATGCAGTTCGGAAAAATTGATATGGACAGCATAGAAAAGTAGGTGGTTGCCGATGAAAATTTATGCAGAATGGATTTTATACGGAAAATTTCACAATGAATTTTTTGATAGGTGGGAAGATTATTTTAGAGCCATATTCAATCCAGATTGTGAAATCAAAGTTGTAAAAGAAATCAAGTAAAGGATGGTGCTACCGATGTTGGAAAAAATAAAGAATCTCAAAAAGGCATCTAGGAATTACGAAAAGAAAATGAAGAAACTTGACAAGCAATTTGCAAGGCTGGATGAAATAACATCCAGTCTGCAAGGTACATTACAGGATAACAGGAGGTACAGTTATGGAAAATAAGTCTGTGGAAAAAATCATTGAGAAAGTCAAGAAGATATTGGAGCTTTCTAAAAATAATCCTTCAGCGGAAGAAGCGAAAAGTGCAGCATTGAAAGCTCAAAAGTTGATGGCTGAATATCATATCAGTTTATCAGAGATTGAAGCGGTGGAAGATGTGGAAAATATTTCTGAAAAGCAAGTTGATGTTGGAACTGGTAACAAGTGGAAATATTTTCTTGCTGGAATAGTTGCAAAGAATTTCAGATGTAAACATTTCTATTATGGAAAATCCACCATAGTTTTCTATGGGTATGAAGAAGATGCAACTATAGCAGCTATGACATTTGAATTTCTTTTTAAGAGTGGATGCAAGGCAGCAAATAATTATTACCAGAATAGAAGAAATGAAGCATTGCGGAATAATTACTATTTCAAGGGTAATGGAATAAAAAATGCTTTTCTGGTTGGATATTTACAGGGAATAAAAGAATCTCTGGAAAATCAGTGTACAGCTTTAATGCTTGTAGTTCCTCAACAGGTGGAAGAAAAGTACAAAGATATGAGCAGCGGATTCAAAAAGATGCAGAACAGCGGATTAACTGTAAGAGGAAATGATGAGGGATTGAAAGCAAGGGAAAATGGAATAAGAATAGGAAAAAATACGATAGCAAGCAGATGTATTGCAGCTACAGTATAAGGCTGGAGAAATCCAGTCACTCCCGAAAATCTAACAACCTTGACGTGGTTCGGGAGCTGCCTGAAAAGGCTCTAATAGTTGGAAAGAACAGCCTGTAATTCCCTCGCCAAGATTCATTTTGTTTATTACAGTCTGTATCAACAAAAAATATAAGCTATAACGCCCCTACCACAGTTTGTCATAGCTTATATCTAGTAACGCAATACTAAAAAACACAATGTAAGAAGTATTCTGCCCGATGAGCGGAAAATATATGTATAATATATTATCGGGCAGAAAATCAAAAAAGGAGAGGATGATAAAAAATGGAAAATAAAAATAAATCAAAAAAGACAGTACCATTTCCTATTGATTATCAGGTTTCTGTAGAAGCTGGTGCAATGTTGCTTATTGATATTTTATATGAACAGGGGAAAATCAATAAGGCTACATATGATAATATTCAGAAGAAGTATGGAAAAGCAAAAAATAAAGAATCGGAGGTATAATTATGAAAAATGATGCAGCAGTAAATGTAAACGGAACACTGGTTATTACGTGGAAAAAATCTATTGATGGTTTGAATGAGTTTATGCAGCTTATGTCAGTCATGCGGAAAATCAAAGAAATCCATGAGTTTTTGAATACACATGAATTGTACGGCGAAGAAATTACTCATAATGCTTGCTATGATTTGATTATTGAGGAAAAGGCAGCGTATGTGTATTTAAAAGGTAACAATGTAGTAGCAGTAGCATAGAAAGAGAGGAGTTTTTATATTATGAGCATTTTAGACAGAGATTTTTTAATTAATCATGGATTCACAGAGGATTCAGAGAACAAAACATTATCAGAGTTATTCACCAAACACAACAAATTCAGGGAAGTAAATATTTCAGTGAATCTCACAGAGCCTTGTATGCTGCTGGCAAGAAGCAGAGAGAAGAATGTAACTGTAGAGGTTAATTCTATTCAGGAGAACCGCCTGATTCTCAAAAAGAATAGTGGCAGATGCAGCACTGTTATTATGAACATCCTGCTGGATGAGATTAATAATTGTCTGGTAAAGGATTACGGCAATGGGTTATTTGAGTTTGAATTTGAAGTGCGGGATTTTCGTTATTCACTACATATATTAATGGAGCATAACGGTAAGGAACATTAAGTCAGTTAGCGGAAAATAGTTGGCATAAAGCTATTTTCCGCTGGCACTGATTGACAAATATGGGTACATGCCATATAATAAAGCCAAAGTATATGATAATAGGAGGTTTAAGTATGGCTGAAAAAACGAAAGCTGAAAAATTAGCGATAAATGACAAATACCTTCGGCAGCTTGATGATATAAAAATCCGAGTTCCGAAAGGCTATCGTCAAGCAATAAAAGATTATGCTGCCAAACAAGGAATATCGGTTAATCAACTTGTTATTCGAGCTGTTCAAGCGGATGCAGTAGAGCATGGAGAATCTTTGGATGTTCCGACTGGAATTAAGGAATATAAAAAGCTAGAAAATAACTAGTTAAAATGTAAAACAAAAAATATAGAAATATTGAAGGCACTGGAAAATCGCAATTAACAATAAGATTGAAAATCCAGTGCTTTTATAGTATCAAATTAACCTATCATAAAAAAGTATTGAAATTTATAGCTGATTTAGATGGATTTTGCTCTTAAAGTCGATATTAAAGAAAGCTATAGCTTTTATCAATACAAACATTTGTTTTGGAGGTGAAATACATGGTATATGGGTATGTGCGTGTGTCAACCCTTAGACAAAAGGTAACTCGTCAAATAGATAATATCAAAGCGATTTATCCTGAAGCATTGATTGTTGAGGAAAAATTTACTGGAACGAGTATAAGCAGACCGCAATTTGATAAGTTGCTGAACAGATTGCACAGTGGAGATAAAATTTGCTTCGATAGTGTTAGCCGTATGAGCAGAACAAGCCGAGAAGGGTTTGAGTTGTATATGGATTTGTACAATAAAGGAATCAATCTTGAATTTATCAAAGAGCCAATGATTAATACGGATATATTTAGGCAGACAGCACAATTAGCAATGACAGGAACAGATGTGGATGTAGTTTTGGATGGAATAAATAAGTATCTGATGATATTAGCGGAAAAACAGATAGAGATAGCTTTTAATCAAGCAGAGAAAGAGGTAAAAGACCTTCACGCTAGAATAGCAGAGGGATTAAGGCAGACACAGTTAAATGGAACACACGTAGGCAGAGAAAAGGGTAAGGAATACCAAACAAAGAAATCTACTGAAATGAAAATTAAGATAAGAGAGTTGAGCAAAGATTTTGATGGAACACTAACAGATAAAAAAGTAATGGAGTATACAGGATTGGCACGAAATACTTATTATAAATATAAGAAGCAACTATTGTCTGAATTAGCTGAATGAGGGAGGAATCATTATGTTAGATGGATTAGGAATCATAGGATTATTTGCAGCAGCAAAGCAGCTTATCAAAGAATCTACAGAGAAGCCAGTGCCAGCGGAATATTGGAATAATAAAGCTCTAATGCATAAGGATAAAATGAATCCAGATGTTTCTCCGCAGCAAATTATGAAGAATCTGGAAAAGGGAAAATACTATTCACCTACAGTCATTTCAGAGCGTTATGAAATGCCTATTAAAATTGTGGATAGAAAAGGTTATGAGCATGATATAAGAGTATACGGAAAAGAAATAGCAGATGATAATGCAAAAATGGGATTGTATTCTTTTATACTGAATAGAGGGTAATTGATAGGATGGAGGAATGGTGGTAAATAATGAAATGATAAACGCTACATACTGTAATTAGGAAGAAACTCTGAATCTGATGGCGATTTGGAGTTTCTTTTTTTGTTGGATGAAGTACGCAAGGATTTCTCAAAAGCAGAAAGGCAGAAAGAATTGATTATGCAAGGCGGTTGGAGAGAATTGAGAGCTTGAAAGCTGAAAAGAGAATGAAAGCTGGTAAGGCAGACCCTAGTCAGATTTCTGACGAGGGTAAACGTACAGATGAATCAGTTGCAACCAAACTTGGCATCGGTTCAAGAGATACATACCGCAAAGAAAAATTCATCTCTGATAACCGCTCTACTCTCACACCAGAGGATTTTGCTGATTGGGATGAGGGTAGATTGTCAACGAATAAGGCAGAACTCTTATATGTCAATTCTCGGTGGTAAAGTAAAACAGCCTATTTTTAAGTGTTTTTTGTGGAGAGAAAAGACCTAAAGTGATTTGTAAAAATGGAAATTTGCTGGTTTTTTGCTTATTTGTCGATTCGGAGAGAATTTTTGTTATGGAGTTGTGATAAAGTCTATTATATTTCACAAATTTCAATTATTACCACATATATTCTTCTCCCATGTTTCCAATTTTCTAAAAATAAGGCAAAAATAATCTGTAAAACAACCTAAAACCGGAACGGTTTATGCAATATGCTATTTTTTTCTGACTTCTATATACAAAGTGCATAAATATGAATGATGCATAATGTCTAAAATACACAATAAAACAGCAGAAAATTGAATAAAACAGTCCTAAAAGAACATATTTTTTGTGTAATTTTTAGACGTAGACTTTGAATGTGATAAAATTTAATGTTTTTGAAAAAAGTAAAAAAACGCTGAAAAATCAAGGCTTGCAGCGGTTTGGATGTGGAGTTATAATAGTTTTAGTAAATGAAAACACCACGATTCATCGGTCGATAATCGGAGAGATTGAAGTTATTTTAAATATATTCGATACGAAAATGTTATTTCATTTACCCCAAATTAGAAAAGAAAGAAGGTGAAAAAATGTCGAGAAAGAAAAATCAGATTGTGTATAATCAAATGGAACTTTTTAAAGAAGTAGCAGACCTATATCAAGGCACATACAATCTAAATGATATTCGTAACATTGTACAGAAGTTTGAAGAGTGTGTGAAAAACCATCTTGCGGAAGCTGACAAAGACCATCCTATTCAGGTAAAGGTTTTTAATGGAATCAGTTTATTGTCATGGCTAGTTCCAGAACAGAAAAATGCAAATGTGTTTGGCATAGATGCAGACATTGGTGAGTATGTTCGTGTAAAAAGTGATATTACCCACTATTATAAGCGGAAAATTCAGGAACTTGCAACTGAAATGAGATAACTTTTGGATAGCAGCATAACTAATAAGGTTAAACACTAAAAACTAAATTTTAGATGAAAGGTAACATATAAAGAAATGTTACTCTTAGATTCGCTTACATAGATTTTCAAAAACAGTAAGATGGTACAGAAACGCCATAACTGAAATCACTGATTGCATAATCAGTTTGAACAGAGATTATCAAATAGTTTCTTCTTCAATTCTTATTCGTGAAAATCTTTTCAAATCCCTATATGGTGAAGGGTTTTGTTTGATTACCAAAAATCCAATAAAAATCAAACGTGATATATTTTGGTGATGCAACTAAATATAGCTTGTATACTTTTTGAAAATTGAAATATCAAAAGGTTTATTAAATGCGCTCAAGATTAAAAAAAGCTATGAAGAATAGCTTATTTGAGTACGCTTAAAATCAGAAAAAATCAAAAGAATTGGAGGAAATTATTATGAATTTATATGAAGCACAGAAATATACGAAAAAGAAAGACGAAGAAATGTATAGAAAAATGGCAAATAAAAGTAATGCAGTAATGGGCAGGGAAAATGATATGAAAATCACAAAGAAAAATACTTGTATTTCACCAGAAAAAGAATATGAAGGATTTGTAACAATGAATCAACCAAATAAAGAGGATGCGGTTGTTGTTTTATCAACAGGGATAGCAAGGAAATTATTACATGAAGGGTATCAAATAATGGATATAAAACCTCATAAGCAGCAAAAATCACGTACTGTGTTTGTATTTATCCGTGAGGGTAATATTGAACAAAGAATATCTGATTTACGTTTGCTGGAGGAAAAGAAATCTTTTCACATATAGAGAGGTAAATATAGTTCCGTCTGTCTCGTAGAGACAGGGTTTTATCTACTATTTATATTATCTCTTATTTATATGTGTGAAAAATTGGTACGAAATTTTAACAAAACTTTCAGACACCAACTGAAAAATTTGCACAAAAAGCAAGAAAAACTTTCACTACGGTAAGGAAAAAATCAAAAAAGAGGTGAAAATCATGGAACAGGAAGAAAAGGAAAGAAAAAGAATATGGCTTAGTAATGATGTTATAAAAGATGGAAATTTATCTGCTGACGGACTTCTTGCGTATATTGCTTTGAGATGTATTCTTAGAAGTAACTATGAGTATTCAGCTTACTATGTATCATTAAGAGGTTTGAAATATCAGTTGACAGGAGTATATGCTTATGACAATGGATTTGAGAAAAAAATAAAATCTGGCGTTTCGGAATTGCATAAAATAGGAATAGTGAAAATGCTGGATGAATCAAAAAATGATATGCTGCTTGATTTGTCAAACTTAGAATTTGATACAGATAAAGGCTATTTTACAATACTATATTTAGATGAAGTTAATAGCATTTTAAATAGTGGTTATCAGGGAAGGTTTGCATTATTAAAGTATTTTACTGCTATGATTGGAACAATAAATCATAGTAAAAAAGGTGGAGAAACAAATGATTATTATGCTCCTGATGTTGGTACACAAACAATAGCATATCTGGCAAATATGGTTTCTGTTACAGAAAGAACCATAATGAATTACAATGCCATATTAGTAAAAATAAAGTTGCTTTATATTTGCAATTCAACAAATACAGTCCGAAATGAAAAAGGTGAAATCATTAATTCTTTTTCTAATGCTTATGGCAGACCAGAGCATAAAAAGGAGATTGATTCATTCCAGAGGAAAAGAGAATGTAAAAATGGAAACAGTGGATTAAAATTGTCTAAAGATAATGCGAACATTAGACGCAGTATGAAACAACGGTACAATAATATTTGTAAAAAGATAGAGAATCATCTTGTAGAAAGTAAAGATATACCAAAGATACAAGAAGTTTATAATTTTTTCTTGGTACAGAATGAGAATTATGATAAAAAGTTGAAGGAGTGTGAGGAGAAAGGAGTAACTTTTTCTAATCATATTTTGGAGAGGGGAAGGGTAGATGTTGAACCATTAAAAATATTTTTGGAAGAAAAAGAATAAAAAATATAAGAGAAAAATCAGATGTCAATAAATCAAAAAAGTATTTATTTTAAGGATTTTTCTGTATGAATTTGTGTAGGAAAAAGCCTTAAAACTATGTCATTTCAAATTTTAGAAATCTAAATAATGAGAGAATTAGCAAATTTATACATTTATGTATTAAGACGTTATTAAAAAAGTGCTTATTTTAAAGGTTTTTCTGTATATAAGTCTGTAGACGAATACCTTAAAACAAGCACTTTTTTGATTTTTGAAATATTAACAATAAGGGAATGTATATATTTATAAGTTAGCAAATCAAAAAAGTATTTATTTTAAGGCTTTTTCTGTATGAATTTGTGTAGGAAAAAGCCTTAAAACTATGTCATTTCAAATTTTAGAAATCTAAATAATGAGGGGGAAGGGAAGAATAGGGGAGGTGAATATAAGGGAACTTTCTACAAAGTGCAGATATTGATATGAAAAATATTTAGGAGGAAAAAGAAATGGACAATTTAAAAGAAAGAGCAAAAAAATTTATTGATGAATTAGGAGTTAAGGCAACTTTATTTTCAAAAAATGTTGGTATTTCCTATATGACATTTTATAAATGGCAAAAGGGAGATTTGAAATTATCAGAATCAACCGAACAAAGGATTGCGGAGTATCTTTCAAGATATGGATTTTGAAGAAGGCTAACAGGGAAGGAGGTCTGACAGATGTTTGATTTTAATTTTTTAAACATTCCCGAACCTTTCACTTTTTATCTTTGCAAGCCAAATAATGAAATTATGTATGAGCTGAATGGAATTGATGAAGAATCAGCTTCACTTACAATCAACCTCAATAATCAATACGACTTATCATTTGATTATTTTAGATATGTCAATTCAAGTGAAGATAAACTCGTTGAGAGTAATGGCTATCATGATTTGGTAGTTGGAATGAAAATACTGGTAGATAAAGTTGGATATTTTAAAATCAAATATCCACCTATGAAGTTTGATGGAAACAAGGAAAGTAAGACTGTAAATGCGACATCTATTGATTGTGAACTTGAAGATAAAGACTTGGTAGGATTCAAAATCAATGTAGGTACTCCTGATTCTTTAGAGTATCTTGTGACTTATGATGATGGAGAAACAGAATCTTTAATTAATGATTATACTGGACTTCCGTATGACTATATTGTATTTTACAATACTTATGCAGAACAGTTAAAGACAATCTTAGGTAAGTATTCTGATGGAACTTATACTAATAGTGCTGCCATATCAGAAATAAAGTCATTTTGTGATTTGATTCCACGATTACGGAGAAAAGTTACTACTGATAGTAATGGAAGTATGTCAATAACTGAATATGTAGAATTTACATATGATTCTGCTGGAGAAAATATTACCAGTATTTACCTTTCTGGTTTTAATAATCGGATTTCACAACTGATTACGTTTTATCAAAAATACCGTGACCAGTTAAGCCTTATCTCATTGGCTATTGAAAAATGTAACTGCAACTGGAAAATTGGAACTATTGATGAATCTTTAGTCAATAAAAAGTTTCAGTTTAATGTTGATGGTAAGAATATATACAGCTTTTTAACAAGTGATATTTCTGCTGTTGCTAATTGTGTATTTTATTTCAATCTCTTTAAAAGGGAAATTGATATAGTTTTGGCAAAGAATATAGGAAAGGATTCAGGCATTATTATTGATAGGTATAATCTGCTTAATTCATTGGAAGTAAGCTGTAATAGCGATAGCATCTATACACGTTACAATGTATCAGGTGGTAACAAAATTGATATAAAATATGTTAATTTTGGCAGTACACGGATTGCTGATTTATCTTACTTCATTAATGCCAGAAATGAATCTAATCAACGTATCTATGTTTCTGATTCTCTTGCTGAAAAATACAATCAATATGTAAGTGACAGGGAATTAGCAAGAAAAAGTTATATGGCACTTACTAAGCAATATAATCAGGCTCTTTCGGATATAGATGATTTGAGATATAAAGTGCCTAATGATAGCTTGCAGAATGATTGGGATTCTTTTACGGATGCAGAACTGGAAGCATCTTATAAAACATATCATCAATTATTAGCTACATTACAGTCATTATACAAAGAAGATTATGGGAAAGTTGGATGTAATGCCGATGGAAGTATCAATGAGAATTATATTCGTACTACAGAGTATTGGTATGATTACTATGCTTATAAAGTGACAATAGAGCAAATTATCGCTGCTATTCATGCAAGAGCTGAAGGTTCTCGATATGCTGACATTGACAATGAAGCTGTCCTGAAAAAGATAAATGCCTATAAAACTGAATGGAGTTTGTATGGCACTGTTGAATTAGAAAATAAAATTACTGCATATAACAACAGTATGCAAGTATTGGTTGATGGTGAAGCCATTGTATTAAAGCCTAATTCACAAGAAGCAAAGAAATGGTCAGAATTAAATGCAGATGAAAAAACAGAATATGGTTATTATGAAGGAAATTACAAATATTCTGTATATATGAATCTGTATAATGAAAAAATGTCCTGTCAGTCATATCTTAATCAATTAAATGCAAAAGTAAAGGCAGCAGAATCTATTCGTGATACTGCACAGGCTAATAGAAATAAATTGGTTAAGTTGGTAGAGATAGAAACTTATAATAGAGCGGAACTGAATAAAATTGTACCACTCCCCTCTTCCATTGTTGCAAATACTTTTACAGAGGAAGAAATTCAGACAATAAATCTGTTGTATGTTGATAAGAATTATAGCAATGAGAATATTCTTACAACATCTTTAGATACAACCGTATCTGAAATAGATATACAGTATGGATTATTGGAGGATGCAAAAGAACAGCTATCCATTGAAAGCCAACCTCAAATTTCTTTCAATGCAAATATTGAAAATCTTTTGGTAATACCTGAATTTAAAGGGTTTGATTTTAAAGTTGGAAATTTTGTTTCATTAGAATATTATGATGATTATTATGTTGATATGCGACTTATATCTATGACATTTAATCCGTGTATTCCTGAACATTCTCTTGCGGTGTCATTTTCCAATTTTATAAAATCTAAATCAGAACGTACAGATGTATCTAATATCTTAGGACTTGCTGTAGGGAATAGTTCGGGTTCGTCAAGCGGTGGTGGTTCTGGTGGTAATTCTTTGAACTTTGGAGTTGGCAATGATATTGACGTGACAATCAGTAATACTATGTTATCTAAGTTGCTAAATACAGAAATGTTTGGAACAAGGGTAAGTAATATTATTCTTGATACAATAAAAGTTAATGAGATTACTGCTAAGTATGCTAAATTTGAGGGTTTGGCAAAAGGTACAACAATCATTGACGGAAAATGTATTATGACTGGTTATATTATTGACCAATTTTATAATGGAAAAGATGGAGATATAACCAATACCAAAGGTTCTGTTATCAATCTGGAAACAGGAAAATTCAATTTTGGTGGAGGTTCATTAAAATATGATGGTACTGCTTTGACTGTAAAAGGTGCTATATATGCGGATTCTGGATATATAGGCGGTGAATCAGGGTTTACGATTGCTGCTGGTAAATTATATTCAAATGGTCATAGTGCTTATAATACACCAAAAGAAGGTGTGTACATAGGTACTGATTATATTTCGCTTGGTAATGGCGGTGTTACATATTTTAAGAATGATGGCACTGGTAAAATAGGTACATGGTATGTTAATGCAAATTCCATTTATAGAGGAAGTCCTTCTTGGGGTGCTAATGGCGGTATGTATTTCGGTACAAGTGGGTTGTCTATCAGTGATGTATTCAAGGTTGATTCTCTTGGAAACACTTCTATTACTGATAAATTCAAAGTTACATCTGGTGGAGCTTTAACTGCTACAAGTGCAACTATCACAGGTGACATTACAGCTACTAAATTAACTGCCACACAAGAGGGGAATATTGCAGGATGGATGTTTAATAATTCGTGCATCTATCGGGGAAGCTCTGCTTTTGGAAATGCTTCAGGTATGTACTTTGGTGCAAGTGGATTGTCTATTACAAATAAGTTTAAAGTATGGTCAAATGGTAATTTCAATTTTGGTGATGGCAAACTTGTTTTTAATGGAAGTAAATTAACTTTGGGTTCTGATGTTACTTTAGGTTGGGGGCAGATTGATGGTGCTGATGCAAAAGTTACACAGATTACAAAGGATACGGTCACTACAGAATATCTTGTTGCTACTAATTTACACGTAAAATCTGCAAACATAGATGGACAAATTACTGCTTCACAAATTAATACTACGGGGTTAATTGCTGAAAATATTAGTGCTACTACTATATATGGTAAGGTTCTTTCAGGTTGTACAGGAGAGTTCTCTGGTAATATTACTGCTTCATCGTTCAAGTATTCAGATAGCCAATACGATTGTACTGTCAGCAATGGATTTATGATTTATAATAAATCTAATTCTATAGCAACCAGTTATTCTATTTATGGTGTGCATGGCAGTATGTCATTATTTTCAGATTCATTAGAATTTTATACTGGAAACCATTTTAATGGACAGAATGGTAGTTTTTGGCATGATTCAGAAGGATTTCATTTTAGTCGTAGAATAGATATAGGTTTAAACTCTATTCGTGCAGGAGATGGATTTGCTACTATTGTTGATTGTACCACAAGAGGAAAATTCTATTATGGTGCTTCTTCTTCATATGCTGATGATTCGGCTTTATCTGCATTAAGAGGGAAAACAGTCCGTATTTATTCTCATGGCGGTGGTGTTTATTTAGGTTCGTCTGGTTCAACTGCTATATCTTCTGATGAAAATTTTAAAGATTTATCAGATATAGATGAACGTTATGAACAATTCTTTTACAATCTAAAACCCACACTTTATAAATATAAGGTTGGTCATAGACAACATATTGGATTTGGTGCAAGAGCTGTAGAAAATGCA